TATAATCGGCAACGGCGACAGAAGAGACTTGGATATCTATCTCCTGTTGCCTATTGGAGACAGTTTGCTATGTGGAAAGATGCAGCATGAAGATGTTTTCGTATCCACGATTGACATCAGGGGTCAATCCTCCTTTTATTAGGCCAAGGTTAAGGTTGAGAAAAGCTTATCCTCAGCCTTAACCTTGGCCTGTAGTTTTACGCTGTTAAGAGTTTCTTCTTGTACTCTATCCACTGTGCGAGCATGATTACATCGTCGGTTCCAAGCGTGCCGTCTTTCGGTTTGAGGGTAAGCTCTATCGCCGCCGGGTATGCTGTAAGGTTGGCCAGGGCAAGGGTCAGGGTGACTTCCTGCACGGTTTTTGCCACGGCATCTCCTGTCATAGCGCTACTATCTCCGCCAAAAGTGTCATCCGCATCATAAGCCGCGGCTACATCGTTGTTATAAGCGGCAACCGTGAACTTTGTAGCGTCCCCTGCGGTCGCGCCTGTCTTTGCTGCAAGTATATGCAAAACCATATTTGCTGTAACGTCTGCGTCGGGCGGAACCATAACTTTTGCCCCCACCGCTCCGGGTGTTCCATGATTGTTCCAGCGTATGCCCAAGCCCTTTGCGGTTACGCAGTAACCGGGGACAGCGCTGTCACCGTTTGAGAATGCCGCCAAAGCAGCGCCTGCATCGGTTATGACCGGCATAGGTATAGGGATGATACCCTTTGCGCTTTTTAAGTGCTGATATATCTCCTGCAATGCCGCTTCAACTTCGGTCTGCGTGGTAAATGTCCCCGCGTCCAATATGCTGATTGCCGATGCCGCGTGTGCGCCGGACCCGTCGGCCATATGTGTTGCCACATCCGCCTGCTTGACTGCCGGTTCGATATCCACCCATGCATGGGTTGTGTCGATGTAGCCCGCTATGATGCCGACGAAGATATTATTTGACACATTGCCCGTAAGGTCAACCGATTCATCATCATAGATGAAGACGTTATCCCCGACGTTAGCGATGGTAATCGCCGTGTGAAGCAACATCTTGAAAAGTCCCCTGCGGCGCACAAGCACATTAATTGCAGCATCAAGGCCCAGTGTATTGTCTGCCTGCTCGCGGGCGATCCCCATGAATATCAGGTTGGCAGTGTCCGCGCCTACTACGGCGTAACCGGCGGCATTTACGCACACCATAGCCCCTGCGTAAATCTTGTCACCGTCGTCAACGGGTATGGAAATGTCCACGCCCTCGGTATATTCTGTTGTTTTGTCTGCTGATAAAGCCATGTTATGCCTCCTTTTATTAGCCGTTAGCTTTTAGCTGTTAGCCGTTAGGAAAACCTAAATGCTAATAGCTAATCGCTAATAGCATTTATTTGTTGTACTTCTTAAAGGTTTCTGTATCAATGCCGCACTGCTTGTTGATCTCAAGCTGTGTCTCATCGAGTGCGCCCTCGGGCGCTTTCTCTCCGCCGGCAACCCTGCCCTGAACAACGATTACAGGCGCCTTTGAGACAAAGACCTGAAAACCTGCAAGGTCTCTTTTTGCATAGTCTGTTGCCCAGTCTTTCTGTGCCGGTGTTATCTTGCCGTCGTTTACTGCCTGTTCAACGGCATCCGATGCCTCTTTGTCCGTAAGTTTTGCCTTGATGCCGGCAAGCTCTGTCGAAAGAGTTTCAACCGTGCCGTGCGACTGTTTCATTGCCATGATAGTACCTGTGATTTCTGATTCTGTTGCCCCCTCTTTGAGCCCCAGGGCGTCAATAACGCTCTTGTTGGCTATGACCGCCGACTTCCCCTCTAAAGCCTGTTTGTCGGCAATGATCTTGTTGACGGCAACAATTGCCTGGTCTTCCGTTGCTTCCCCGGTTAATCCGAGAAGTTTCAACACATTCTTCATAATTGATTCCTCCTTTTTTATATTTGAGGTTTGAGCCTCTCCGGCTTTATTTACCAGCGGGATCATCCCGTCAATATTTGGTTGATTAGTTAAGGCCACATTGATAAGCCTCATAACCTTGTTATCCGACACCTTTTTAAGAAAAACAGGCGACAGATAACGATACTCCCTGTTTGCCAAATATTTTTTTGCCTTTTCAGTCCATTCCACGCTTGCCCATATGCCCTCCTTGCCTTTGTTGATAAGTTTTTTGATCCACCCTGCTGCCGGAGCTTCCGTCCCTGCCAGTGTCTGATGTTCGTAGTCAACAACTATGTCATTTTTTGTGCCTCGAATGCCTCAATAATGGCCTGAGCCCCTGCGTCATCGAGTTCAAATGCCCCTTTCGGCGTGTCATGACGACCAAAAGGGATAACCTGAATCTCTGCCGGGATGTTTTCTTCAATCGCCTTGCATATAATAAACAGTGTGTTTTCCATATTATTTCGCTCCTTCTGTCAGATAATCCGTCAAGGCTTGTTTGATTTCTACCCAGTCCTCATTCTGCACCATGAGATACGGGCGCGCCGGTATTCTTACTTTATGTCCCCTGCCTGCCATGCCGCCCAGTTGATGTATTCTTCCATATGGTATTGACGCTGCAGGGCCAAGCTCAACCCTGTTTCGAAATGCCTTGTAATTGATGGAATTCTTTAATATCGCCCGGTCAATAAGTGTCTTGCCGCCTGTTTTAAGCGCCCTTTTTGATGGCTGCCATCTGTTCGGCCTGCCGCTTGCGTCGAAGTTTTTAAGAATCGAGCGGCGCACAATGCCGCCTATTGTCTCCATCACCGGACTAAGATTCCCTGTCCGGTTCATGAGGTTCATAAGCATTGTCCTAACTTCTCCGTCCTTGATCTCAACCTTTATCTGCACTTGACAATCCCCGTTAAGGTGCTATAATGTAAATATCTCTGCTGTGGGCCATGTTCCAATACGGCAAAGACCGGTGGACTTTTACATGGGGAAGTGACCATCCTATTATCTTTCATAGATCAAAATCCCTTTTCTGATACTGTCCAGATAATTTGCCTGTCCGACTTTCAAAAATGTATATGACAACCATTGGCCCCTTGCCCCTTCAGCGACAAATAACAACCTCTGATTCCTGCCGGTTTCCACAAAAGACACATACCTCTTTCTTAGTACAACCTTGCCGGTCTCGTTTTCTTTCTCTGCCTGAAGCCATATTTCGTAAGGAGATTTTACAACCTCTTCGATAAGAGGAAGGTATCTCTCCCGTCCGTCAATTTTCAGGTGGTTTATAAATTCATCGTTAAGAATAAGAGGGTCGCCAACGACATCTTTAAGCGTCTTGCCCATCAAGTTTGCTTTGTATAGCTCAACCGCCTTTTCTCCTTTCGGCCACAACGCGGTATTGGATAGTATATAGTCACTTACTGTTTTTGCCGATTCCCGGCCATAGTTGTCAAAGGTCTCTTGAATAAGCGGTGTCCATCTGGCCGGATCACCCTTAAGTCTTTCAAACTGTTCGCCGGTAAGCATTCTCCCCATGCCTTCGCCGGGATTATTTTTGAACCCTGCATCGGCAATATCGGGCAGGTCGTTTTCTACCTTCAGCCCATCCCGGTCAAGTTCGCTTTTCGAGACGCTCACCACTGTGCACCGGCAGTTAAAACCATTTGGCGGGAAGTTTCGTGTCCAGAAGGGATCGTCATGCGGCGCCACCTTCCCGTTCATCGCTGCATGAAGCGGCCTTGTCCTGCCGTCCATGACCGCCACATACTGCCAGTACGGCCTTGTTTGCGTTGTCCGCATCAGTTGCTGATAATGTCCCGCCTGAAACGCCGATTGTACGTTTGTCCGGAAAACCGTGTCGAGCCGGTAAGGTTGTTCGCCGCCCCATCCCCGCAGGGCTTCCGCTTCTTTCACCGACTTTTTAAAGTCTGCGAATGTCGTCTTCTCGGAAATGGCTTTATCCATGGCATTATAGAAGTCTCCCATTATATCCATCCGTGTGATCCCGGATACGGTAAATGCCTTTGCCCGCGCTTCATCGGTCAGTAGACGGTACTTGTCCGGCGTAAGGGCCGTCTTGTCCTTGAAGGTCTTTATCGCTTCATCAAATGTCGGTGTGGCAAACTCAATCATTCCAAAGACCGCCCCTTGATATCTGCCATAACCATTGCCACAGACATGACCTGCCTGAACTGTTCCATATTTATGTCCCTGTATATATCAGCAAGCCTTGCCTGCACGTCTTCATACGATGTTGACGCATTCAGAACCTTTTCTATAACTGCCAGGTCAGGTGTGCCCTGTTTTATTGCGATGTTAACAAGGGAATCAATATAATGCTGGGCTGTAACCAAACCGGCTATCCTGTCCGGGGCCTGTCCTGCCTTGTTAGCATTTAGCTTAGATAAGGTTGAGGCTGAGTCTAAGCTTTCCTTATCCTTGACCTTAGCCTTATCCTCGGTCTCGTCCTTTTGCGGGCTTGTCAGCGTTTCTTCCCCTTTTCCTGGCTCCGGTATCCCGAAACGCTCCTGTATGTGTTTGATCCCGATTTTGTTATACCCCACGTCTTTAACCAGTATGCCGTAGACCTTTGCCGTCTTTTCCAAATCTTCCTCGCCTGCAAAGTGAAATACAAATTTCGGGACGGCTTTACCCGGACCATAGTTAAACGCTGCCCATGGCGCCAGCAATTGGAATTTGATCGTCTTCATCAGCGCCTTTGCATCGGATTCGAGAAGATCCTGTCTGATCTCTTTCGCCTGTTCTTCGCTGCCCAGTCTACCCGGCGTCCCTTCTGTGCTGCCCGTGTGCCCGAGCACCGCCTTGCTCATCGCCTTGTCACAAAAACCTGCAAAATCGGCAAACGACGTATTGCTGCCCGTTACCTTTGACTCGACAAGTTCGATGATTGTTGAATCGGAGATCACTGCCGCAGCGTCGACGCCGAGATTGAATACCGCATGTTTCAATGCCGTAATATCGGCAGGCGATGCGCCTGGCGAATATTTGCCGATCCGCATCGGCACGCTGAAAAGCTCGTTGAAAATCAGCCAGTCCTTAATGTCGTAGTTTTTAAACAGATACATATAAGCGGACGGACGGAGCAACCCCCCGCGGGCCGTAGCCCCCGAACGGGCTCTGTATTTATGCACAATAAACTTGTTGGGTATCAATTCCTCGCCCCATACCGGATGTGCGTCGGTAATCAGCCGGGGGGATTCAAGCAGCGCTTCCGGTGAATTGAAGGTAAACCTTCTCTGGTGAACCCATTTAATGTCGTCAATCCAGACCATGCCTTCTGATATCTTCCACATGATCTCGCTCACCGCGAACCCCTTGCCGACTGCGTCAAGCATATCAGCAAGCGCATCGTCCCAGTTTTCTATATACCCGATCATCTCTTCCGCTGCTGCGGCGATCTTCTTGTCTTCCGGCGAATCCGAGGCCGGGAGAATTTCCCATTCAAGCCCGGCCGCGGCAAGTTTCCGGGTCTGAAAAATACCGGCAAGATGAAGGTCTTTTTCCTCCATCTCCTCAAAAAGTTCGGCCTGCCTCGTTACATCGCCCTGATCCGCCTCCCTGAAAATGGCTGCAAGCCTCGCCGGGGTGAGCCCCGCCGACGGATATGATCCGTATCGGTCGCGTACCGTCTGAACCGCTATTTCCTGCATGATCGGTTTATTTGATTTTATTTCTTTGCCGTAGCGATCTATAATCATGTCCTATATACCCTCTACAATCGCCGTTGACATAGTTATAACAGCTGTCAATAAAGTTATCTGAGTATTTGCCCTCATCCGGGACATTGCATGCGGCACAAAGCGAAATCCGTAACTTATCACCATAATCCCCTTGCCCTGGCCAGCCCTGATCGGGCGGGTCCGGATCTGTCGTTATCCCGGCGATCATCGTCAGCCTGTTCATCCTTAAATGGCGAACGCCTTGCCACTGTCTCATATGTGATCCGCCCCATTCCGCTCTCAAGGAGGCATTTAAGCATCTCCAGCGCGTCGGGTCCATCGTCGTGTCCACCCTTGCCCTTCGGGCGGTAGTACATCAACTGCTTTTTTAATTCACCCATGCCATATTTCTTAAACCTGATCCATCCATTCTTAATCCACGGTTGGAGGGTTATAATGCGCAAATCTTTATCCGTATTGGGCTTGATGCCCTTCACATTCATGGTGAGGCCGCGCTTGTGCGCCTCCTTCTCGAATACGTCCTTAAAATATTCCTGAAATTGAATCTCTTCGATTGCAAAGGCGTTAAATGGATCACGCCGGTGGTATTCAAGAATGTCGTCAGCAATCTTGTCCGGGTGCCTCTTTTCAATATCCGCCACTGTCAGATAAATGATATTGTCCTTCATCCTGCCGCCTATAATTGCCGACGGGTCGGCATGTTTTGATCTCTTGCCCATGGACGGGTCGCATGCTCCTCCCTGGGGGATGTCCGCAAAATCAATTGCGTCTTCTTCATAATCCTGAAACCATTCTTCCAGAAAAACTGCATCCTCCGGGTTAATAGGTTCATTTTGTTTTTCCGAATTGAAATATGCCGGGCCCTCGGAGATATACATCTTCATAAGGTAATAATAGGGCTCACGCTCCGGCCACAGTACTTGTGCGCCTGCCAGCATTGCAGCTTCATGCGCCTTGTAAAATGCGTCGGCCGAGGCCTCTGCATCCTCTTTAGAAAGGTTGCCATCCGTGAAGATCGACTCCCATGTTTCCCAGAGCTTCGAGGCCGAAAACGAAAGGACAGCCCTAAATTTCTGCCCCTTCCATCCGGGTTTGCGCAAAAGATTATTTAACAGGCTGTCATAATGCAGGATTGTACCTATAACGATATAGACCGTATCCGGCTGGCCGATCTTCATTAATGCTTTAAAAAACCACTTCTCCAGCTTCTTTCTCTGGTCGGGGGATTCGACAGCTTCGTCATTTTCCAGATCATCCCCTATGACGAGATCGGGCCGTTTACTGCCGTGTCTCATGCCTCTAAGTTTTTGCCCTGCACCTGCGCCCCGGATCTTCACGGCGTTTCTGGCAATGATGGTGTCCGCGCGCCACACCGGACCCTCTCCGCACATATCCGGGAAGTCCTGTTTTAAACGCTCGTTGTCTTCTAATTCTGCTTTAATGAACGAGATGAAGTCCTGGCTTTGCAGGGCTGTCTCCGAGACAACGAGGACAAAATGCCTGTGTTTATAGGCCGCGCACCACAGCGGGAGGATAAGTGTTGTCCAGGTGGACTTTGCGTTGCCCCTCGGTGCGGCATCGGCTTCTCTGTCGCCTTCCCCGGTTGCGATTGCCTTGGCAATCATTGCCGGGTATCGTTCGCAGAAATATTTATGCAGCGCAGAGGGCGGAGTATCTAAGTAATGAGGGAAGTATGTCTTCCCGAAAAACTCCAGGTCTGTTCTTGCCCGGGCTATGCGCTCTTTCTGCGCCTTCTTGTCATCCGGGAAGGGCTTCGCCTTACTCTGAATCAGCGCCCTTAAGCTCTCAATCTCCCGGTCAAATCTTTTTTCTTTAGCGGTTATGGCCATTATTGATATTTATCCTTTGCCCACTTCACGAACTCGTCAAAGTTCTTCTCAATGGCTGCCACTGTATCCGGATCGTTCCTCGATAGCCAATCGATAAGGTCCCTCATAAAATCGACAAAAAGCGTCGCCTTAAATGCGCCAGTTTTCGCCTTGATCTCCATGATGGCTGTTATCACTCCCTTGTAGGCATGTACGTCCTGAGCATCGAGCTTGTCACCCGGGGACAGTTCATCAAAATACCGCTCATAGTTTTGTTGCAGTTTCTCCAGCCCGGAGATCGCCCTGTCTTCTGCGCCGGCGATTACATCGGCGGTTCTTTGCTGCTCCGCCTCTGCCCGCGCCGCACGATCCTTCCAGTTGTATTTGTTCATCCACTCGTAAAGTGTAGGCTTGCTAATAATGTAGCCGGTCTTTTTCAGTTCCCTGACGGCAAGTTCCATATTAAACCCTGCTTTTTTACAGGCCTGATAAGCCGCCTCGTGCGTCTCGGGAAGATAGCTTTTTTTAGCCATTCAACTCTTTCTCCGCCGTCTCTATTTCTTTCAGCAGTTTAAGATATTCAGCCTGAATTTTTTCAAGCTCTTCCGCGATGTCGGCGACGAGCGACAGCCTTATATCCTCAGGTTTAGTAAAAGGATGCCCTGACAGAACGTCCTTTATATCTCTTACCCGGCGGTCTATCTCGGCGGCGAGCACCGTTGCCCTGTATTTCCTTGCCTGTATTTCCGACTTTAACCGGGCAATCTCACCCATGCATATCCTCCATGCGCTGTTTTTTAATTCTGTTTAACGGGCAGAACTGATTCATGTCGATTTTATCTATGGCCTCGCTCCATTTTGCCGTGTTAAGACTTATGACGTCCTGCTGCATTTTTGTTAGCCTGTCGAACGACTCTGACAGCTTTGCGTTATTCTCATACATTTGTTTTACGGCTTCAAAACGCTTTTCATTCTGTCTGCTGATGATGTAAGAAAAAACCCAGGGGCCGATTATTGTCGCAAAAACGATTGTGCCTATCGGCCATGTGCCCATCCGTTCAAGAAGCGTGCTTATGGCGGCAAGAGCATGCAGCGCGTCGGGCGTCATTACCGGTTCCCTTCTGAATTCTTGTATTTTTCAAATGTCCTCATGCCGCCGATCCCAAGAAGTGCGAAGAGCACAGTAACAAGGCTCCCGGTATCCATCTCGGGAGCAGACACATTTTTACCGGCTATTTTAATAATCCACTCGAAAATAGGGCTTCCGATAAACTGCCAGCCCAAGGAGAATCCGCATACCCAGCCTACAAAAGGTCTCCAACCGGCAACAAATATTGACGGATGTTTTGCCTCTTCCAGGTTTATATCCGTCTGCGCCTTTGTCAGCGCATATTCAATTTCAAGAGCACGCTGCTCTAATTCGGCTTTTTTCTCCGGCGATATTTCTCCGGTTATCGCCTGGCGGATGTCCTTTGCAAACTGTCCTGCGGAATTTAAAAGCCCGGAAACGCCCCCTGATAGAATATCGCTGATAACACTCATCGCAGTAATTGCCTCCAGTTGTTAATGATTATTGCTCCGTATCCGGTTGTAATAATGACCCCCGATGCGAGGGATGCTGTAGCATTTATCTGTGACCCCCATATCAAACTTATGACAGCAATGGCCGTAAGCGTGCATTTGGCCGGCGCAAAAAGCTTTTTTTCTATGCACCACCTCATTGCCGGGTTCAACTCGCGCCCTCCGGCGGCAATAATCTTTTTTGTTGTGATATAGTCCGCAACAGACAATGCTATGATAAGGATAACCATTAGATAAACAGCCACGTTGCGCCTCCTTGGACCCTGTTCTTTATATAAGTTTCACTGCCGCATCATACGCGGCCATAGCCCGGTTTATCCATCCGCGCAGATATTTTGAGTATTTTGAGGGATTTCTTTTGCACAGGCGCTCATAGAATGCTATCCTGCGCTCCCTGTAAAGCACCGGGTCGACGCTGCCGTAAAGAATAGTCGTTGCCGCCATAGGCCCCGCGTTGTACGCAAAGTCGGCTGCCTGGAGATCAACTCCGGCAGGCAGGCTGTCCGCCTTTACGCGCCGCCAGTATTCCTTTTTGAACACATCCCGGACAACATCGGCGTTAACGAGTTTTACGTCGTGTTCGTCAATATTGCCGTCATAGTTCAGGTCAAGTTTCAAGGCACGCATTAACCCGATGGTAACGCCCATTTGCGTGGCGCCGGCGTGGTCTACGGTATAGCCCCCTTCGGCCTTCAGAATGAATGTTAGCGTGGGTTCGAAGTTTTCTTTCATGTGAGTATACTACTATCGATTGATTGAAATGCTAAATACTGAAGCATTTCAGCTTGAAGTGTTTCACTGATTTGATTTCATTGATGTGAAGAAAAGAGGCAGCACAAGGTCGTCTTCCCCTTCGGGCTGTATGCCCAGAATATTATAAATCTGCCGACCCGTCAAGTCGTGTTGCCTTGCAAGGTCTCGCACTGCGGAAGTCTTGTCTGCCGCAGTGTCATACTGCCGCCGGATTTTGGTGTTTCTGACCTCCCTGCGCATATCGTCCAGCTTGGGTACGGATATCCATAGCCCGCCAAATTCATGCGATAGGCGCAGGGCGTTGTCCACGCCGATAATTTCGGCAACCCTTTTGAAATCACCTCCAAGACGTTTCAGTATGGTGTCATCATTCATAACGCTTGCGCCTTGCTGCCGTTAAACCGGCAGTTGCATTTGTTCTGCGATTTCAAAAGTCCTTTGAGACCTTCAATCACGCGGGTTGCCTCAATGCTTGTCTTGATTATCGTCAATCCGTAGTACTTCATGAGCCAGCGCCGGAATCCGTCCCGGACCTTCCAGTGGACATCGGCAACAAGGTGATCAATCATGTGCGTCTGCTGCGGGGAGACCATCAAAGTCACATTGCCCGGCAGCTTGTCCCGTCTTGGTCGTGGAGCGCATAGCGCACATGGAGGCCGGTTTGATTTCAGCTTGAAGCCCAGTTTTTTGAGTTCATCGATTAATTTGCCGGCCTGGTCATAGTCCAGTTCCTTGCACGACTTCGCGCCGAAACGGGCATGAAGCAGCAGCCGGTATGTGCTGTCGTTCATGCCGATCTGCGAGATTGCTACATGGATTAACTTTGTCTGTTTCGGGTCAATGGGTTTCATGTTGTGCCTCTGCATTTATATATTTCAGATATGCCTGCCCCATTACATCAACCATTGCCTGTTTTTTAAGGTGAGATACCCTTACAAATATCATAATCCCCCTGTGTTCAAGGCTTCCCACTACTTCATCAACTTCTTCTTTTGTTACCGGCACGTAATAGCCCTTGCCGTTACTGCCGATCAGTTTGTGGTGCTCGTTGATCAGGTGGGCGATCACAGCCCGGACGCGTGTGTAATCTATGCCTGTCCGCCGGGCGATTTCCGGACCGAGGATTTCGTTGCCTTTTCCTCTCCTGCATTCGATGATACGCCAAATGTCCTTTTCCTCGTTCGTCATCGGGTACCCGTCAAAATTAAGGGTTAATTGCTCCGGCATCAATACCTCATAGAAGGTTAGATGTGTAGAGGCGTAGATGGTTAGCTAAACCTCTAATCATCCAATCCTCCGGCCCTCTTCTTCGGCCCCATCTTCTCTTTCCCGCACTTTGAACACTTGTAATACCAATAAAACGTATCCTGGCCAAATCGCTTCATCTCTCCGTCACAGTTCCAGCAGGGTATGATATTCATGCCGCCACCCTTGCGAGGCCGTGTACCTTCACTTCCAATTTTGTTAATGCCAGCGCGCTGGGCTTTAATTCAACGGGCGTTTCGGCATACCACCGGTTCAGGTGTAGCAACTCGGCACGGCTGACGAGCCTTAAATTGGCGATCCCGCAGTTACTTCTATTGCCGTCGGCGAAAATCACCACGCTGCCCGCGGGAACGGGCCCATGATGCTGCTCCCAGACCACGATGTGCTTCAGCTTATACCGCGTCGGAAACCCGGTGTAAGGGTCTTGCTCATTGATCTTTACCAGGACGTATCCTTGTCTGGGATCTATCCGTTCCGATCCTACGGGCTTTCTGTTGGGCGGATTCGAGCCGGTCTTGAAACTCCCGGAATTGGGGACGGTGAGACCCTGGCCTTTGGTGCCGTTATTCCACGGCTTGTGGCCTTTTTCAAAGCGCCCGGTCCGACCGGAGACAATACCGCGATTGTGCACAAAAGTCTTGATTTGCTGCTCTGTTCTGTCGGTTTGAAAGTGCTCGTTGAAAATTGCGGTCAGCTCGGCCAGGCTCCGACCCGGGTAATTGTCCCGGAGAAATTGCGCCTGATCGGGTGTGTAGAGCCGGGACAGCATCAAATGCTTGCCATACGGCCTGCCGCACTTAATGCCGTGGTTTTTGAGTGCCGCCCGAATTGAGCTCTCCGTATAGTCCGTGCCAAATTGAGCGTTGAATTTCGGCACGAGGTCTCTGATCAGCATTGCCACATATCCGGCTTTCAGAAACTCCAGATGCTCCTGTATATATTTATGTCTCACTCTTGCCGTCTCCCAGCATAGCGGGCAGGTGTGGTATAATCCTGTCGGCTACTGCGATTTGAGCTTTCAGGGCCAACGTGGCGCCGCCTATAATCTGTTTGGCCACGCCTGCGACGGCCTGCGCTCGGGCGATTTCTTCTTTTAATGCATCTCCCGCGGTTTCCTCGTCACACAGGCGCTCCATCTCAGTAAATAAATGGTCGTTTAAATCAATTAATTTGTTTTTCATACGTTCTCCTTCTGTATGCAAACATCCATAATAAACCTGAGCGCCATGGCTCCGACCTGGATGGCTTCTTTACGCATCAACTTAATATCCCGGTCCGCCCTTTTTTTCCAAACCTCGGCTTTCAATTCATCTAATTCTTCCAGGATAACTGCATACCCTTCGTGGGCAGAATTAAATGAGCCATGCAACCATGTCGCCTCCCTGTATTCCTGGACAATCCGCAATAGTGTTTCTTGCTCGTTGCAATATTTTTCCATGCCCGTTCCCTTTAATTCCATCGATAGCTTTTCCATAATTATTCCCTTCCTTCCGGCAATCCTGATTGACGTTTCTGAAACGCGTCGCAAAGATTGTTAATGTTGATTGCATAGTTCCGGCCCATCTTTATGCCTACTACTCTGCAGCGCCAGTCTTTACGAAGCGGTTCGGTTACACCGAATGCGCAGCCAAAGATATCAATCCACACAATTGCCTGGCAAAACCAGCAGCATCTCTGCTCTTTTATCTCAGACTTTTTCGCTTTCTGATAATTCAATCCACGCTTATGTTTCAGCATGTTCCCACCGTGATCCTATTTTCCGGTATCCGCGCAGCCTCAGCAAATCCCTGGCCTCCATACGTACCTTAAAATAGACCCGGAAGGTTGATCTTTCGTAAAAATCCTCAGCCAACAGCATCAGATAATCATCCGGGACGCTTTCCACCCGCTGCCCCTTATATTGTCCAAACCTCAGGATCATGCCGCTTCCCTCTCTTCTCCGTCCTCATCTTTCTCTTTGAGGAGCTTATCAACCAGCTTCTCGATCTGGCTGTCTACAGGTTTGATTACCACTACGTCCCCGGTATCCTCTACGGTAATGCCAAGTTTCTTCAGTTCGGCAACGGTCAGGTTTGCCAGCGCTTTTTTGACGGGTTTTTTCTTTGTCTGTATCAGCACATCGGCCTGATCGGAAAAGTGCTTTTCAATGAGTTTAACTACCTGGTCGTTGTCGGCGATTTCGATCTTGCCTTTGCCCTTCTCAAATCCCACTTTGATGCCGTGCATTATGAGCGTCCGGGGCTTCGCAAACATGCTTTTGCTGTCCTCAAGCTCCACCTTCAAGTGCGCTTCCATCTCCTTTGCAATCCCGACCTGAATCTTGATCCCCGGTAGATACTGCCGTTTCAATGTCTCGATCTGATCTTCAAGCTTCTGTAATGTGGCTGCCAGTTTATCCCTTGCGTCCGCGTATGCCTTTGTTGATCTTTCAATTTCTCCCAGTGTCGCCATGTCGGCCTCCTTTTTTAATTTAAATGTGCTGTCGGGTTATCAACGTAGATGCCCCGCACCGGAGCAGGCATGACGCTGTTTCTGTCAACCTCAAGCCTTACATTGTTGTTTTCGATTTCATACCTGTTGATTACTGTGTCATTGTTGCTGCATATCTTAATTACACATCCGTTTTTATACACTTCTATATACGCCTTCATTATTCCACTCCCTGTTTATACGCAACATGCCATTCACCCGGCATCTTCGCGCCGTCCAGAAACTCCTTATATGCCAGTTGTCGCTTCAACACCTTTTCGTTATGTTCTTTTTTCATGTCGAATTGCGCAACGGCGATAAAAATCACCAGAATTGCGATGATCACCACTATTATCTTTTCAAATCCGTCCATGTTTCCCCCTCTTTCACACAAATATAATTAACAATGTGAAAAAAACGCCCACAAAAACCCCGGCCAAAAACATGCATGTCGCTAATGTTTTTCTGTCACACATTTCCCGCCTCCTCTTGGACATCCCTTACATTTCTCCGGTTGCCGTAAATTCCTAACCATGCATACGCACAGTTGAATCCTGTCATTCCATCCCACACAATCCACATCACCGTTGGCATACCTTCTTGGATGATTAGATGTTTGGATGTTTGGAGGGTTAGCTACACTTCCAACCTTCCAGCCCTCTAACCTTCTGTTTTTAATCATATTGCCATCACCACACCTTCGGTTACTTTCTCCTCACCCATCTCATAGGCAAGGTTCATAGCCTTGGCTGCATAGTTGTTGACGAGACCCGGATAAGCACGGCTGATCGTTTTGCCCGTCATGCCGTCCTTGTCTGTGAGCCGCCTTGACAGCGCCGCCAGGGCTTCATCGGCAAAGATATCGTCAACCTTTGCCCCTACACGCTTGAATTTCAGCGCCAGATAATCCTTAATATTTCCGTTCAGCCCTCTGATCTCAGCTATTTGTATCCGCCTGATGACCTCTCTCATATCCTGATGTCTATCTTCGTCCAGCTTTTCTTCCTTCAGCTCCGGCTGTCCGATAAGGATAATGCCGAGAAGTTTTGTATAGCCGTCCTCAAATTCATAAAAGCGCTTTAAGAGCTTGAGCACCCGGTAACTAAGATCGTGGGCCTCCTCGATAATGATCACGTGGCGGGAGCCCTGTTTGTGCCTGGCAAGGAGCAGCCTCAGCACCTGCCGCGACTTGTCTTCCAGTCTCTGCCTCGGTTTTTCTGATGATATATCGTGGACAATAGCATCACACAAAGATGACGCAGTAACGCGCTCCTTATCGACAATGACCGGAAATATAACTCTGACGTTGCCTTCCTTTTGCAGGGCAATTGCGACCTTCCTTCTCATAATGCTCTTACCGCTTTGCACTTCTCCGATCACGGCCAGAAACCCTGCATGTTTTGCCGCATCAAACATGGCCGCTTCGATATAGCGGTGCTCATCGGACATATAAATGTCCCGCTCTTCCAATACATCATTAATGAAAGGACTCTTAAATAACTTAAAATGTCTTTTCGTCTCCTCGGTTATCACTTCCACCTCCTTAATAATGTTGATATATTCCGGGTTGCCGGACATAAAACCTCTGATGTGCAACTTTTTTGTCGCTGATTCCCGTTCACCGTGGCCTATCGGGTGCAGCTTTTTTGTCCGCCCGCCCAGTGGATCCCAAATATTTTTGATGTTCATATTTTTGTTAATGAGCCATTCCCTGGCCTGTTTCAGGGAATTGATGTATGCCTCGACATCCGACTTAAAGTTAGGGTCGTGCTGCGGCACATATCCCCTGTTAACAACATTGTGAATAGTGATCCTTTGGTACGTTGTCGCCTTTGCAAGCATCCCCTGGGATATGTCGCACTCAACCAGCAAAACCTTTAGAACAATAGGCTGTATCTCCATCTGATATGCCCTTGATGCATTCACTTGTTTCACCTCCAATCTTTAGCCTACGGCAATATTGCCCGATGCGGCGCTAAACTGTGTCTGTCCGCCGTGTTCGCTCAGGCGGGAACCATTCTCCTCCAACTCCCTTATAATCTCCTCCGCCCTGGACGCCTCCACCGACTCTCCCAGTTCGGCACGCAGCGCCTTGTTTTGCTCAGTGGTAATCGTGCCCACGCGACCCCGGAGCTGCTTCAAAAACTCCGTAAAGGATATTCTCGTTTCGCCGTGCGGCCTTTCGATTTCCATCAACGTGCCGCGCTTTGTGATGTATGAGATGTCAACCGTATCGGCCAGCCCGCCGTACACGTGGAGCCCCAGGAAGGGCACTGCATCCTTTTTCTTTTCTTCCCCGTAGGCCATATTGTCAAAGCGTTTTACGGCCTGCTGCGTGGCTGTTTCCGGCTGCGCCCGGTAACCCTGGCCAATAATGGCAGCATTAGCGGAAAAGGCGCCCATATGCGCCGGCAATATCTCTATGGGCGTGCATTCATAGAGTGCTTCACGGTATGCTACATCGATTCTCGGCCACTTCAAGGGCTTCTTGATCACTTTTACCTCAGCGCCGGCGAAGAGATCGGGAATATGCTTCAATTGATATTCCTCACCCTTGAACGATATTGTATATTTTCCGCTAACCTGTCGGGTCTCGTCCGGATATGCAAAGACATCCCGGAGCATGTCCATCTCCGGCAGTTCCCGCAATTCCCCGGCCGCAGTGTTGATAAGCATCCAACAACCGGTTCTTGTCATCCCGTGTCGGGTATGTTCCTTGGCGGCCTGGTGCCAGATCATAAAATCAAATGCCCAGGCGTTCATCTCTTCCACGGATGTGGCCGGCTGCAAGCGCAGGCCCGATTCGAACCATTCTTCAATGATATTGTGCGTCACCTCTACGGCCCCCTGACGGCCGGGATTGTATGGCAACCCCTTCGGGACGTTTACGTCAAGGGCATTAAGGAAAGTAATTATTGCCCGCGACGTATTGGCAGCGCCCGTGTCCATGAGCATATTAAAAGACACGCCCCTGAAGGGAAATTTGTCGTTATTTTTTTGAGCCCAGGCCTCCGTTAGGAAATCAAAAAGGTTTGCCTGCGTCTCACCTGTGGTGTTATAATATCTGAAATAGTAGGCCCCGGAAAAATGGTCTACCAGAACATATCTGAGCAACCGTTCTTTAATCTTTTTAAAGTTATCCGGCTTGTTTTTGTAGAAATCCCGCTCGTCCATCATGCCCAGTTTGCCGTTTTTCAAATAATATTGGATGCAGACAGAGGAATCGAAAAGATGCGTGTGGTTCGGATGGAGCGAGCGCATCTCCGTGTATGGCGTGGGAGCCTTTTGGTGACGTTTTGAAATAAGGCGTTCCCGGAGGATCCTGTTTATGGTGGATGGCGTGACCTGACCGGGTTCGATGATGCCGTTCTGTGCGGCAATCTGCAAGGCGCGCTCTACAGGCATGATGGGGCCCTTGTTTTCTCGGCCAGTGACATACATCAGGGATGCTATGTGTTCGATCTGCTCATCGGTAAGAAGACAACCAAGTTTTCCTTTGTCGGATCGGGTCTTTTTCCCGGAGTCGTATCCGTGCTCTGCGGCAATCCTGTAAAGATGCTGATTGCTGTGCCCGGTCATATTTCGATATTGCTCAAGGATGGTTTTCCTCTCCCGCTGTTGTGCCGCTGTCAGTTCCCTTACCAGATCTTCCTGCCACATTAGACCGCCCCTCCCCGAATAGTTATTTGCCCGCCTCGAGTACAAAATCATCAGGCAGCTTTATACCCGGGCGCCAGGCTTCTTCCGGAGACATCACCGGGTTGCCGAACATATCCTGGGCTGTGTCAAAAGCAGCGAGGATCTGTTTGCGGGCATAGTCCAGGGTTGATAGATAGGCAGCGGTCATGCGGGATGTAGGCTCTGTATCTCCCAACTCTTCCCGGATATTGTCAGGATCGAGATACATAAGCGCGCCGTCCAGGGAAACGCGGGCACGCTCCATGAGTTTTAGAAAGGCGTCATCCTCGGCGGGGATGCCGCGACGCTCGGCCTCACGTTTGAACTTGTCCAGCTCCTTCTCCATCTTTGTGATGGTTTTGTGTGAGTCTTCCTGCACGCGGTCGAAGGCTTTCTTCTGGGCCTCGTGGTCTTCCTTTTGGAGGCGGTTTTCATCCTGGAGTTTGTCAATAACAAATTGAACTTCTTCGGGGGATAAGTTTACCTGTTGTCCATTACAATAAACTTCGCCGTTTTGGACTTCAACTCCCAACTTTTGGGAGTCACCGTTTGTTAAATACTTGATATTATTAATTTCATACCCGCAATGTGCTCCAAAACTTAGAAGCAATTCGTCTTTGAAGTCTCCCAGTTTACTAATTTCATAGTCGGCATTTCTAATGTCGAGTCCTTCTTCCTGACAAAATTGAGTCCAAAGGCCATCCTGTTTTAATTTTTCCTTGGCATCACGTAAAAACATAACCCGGAGCAATCGGGAAAAATGTTCTCTCATTCTTTCACCCTTAATTTTTGTCCCGTAAGTAGCCTTTAAAACTCCATATGCCAAATATGCCTTGGCCTCTTTTATTTTCTCATGATATTTTGCCTCTGTTTTTTCTTCAGCAATCCGGTATACTTCGTTCATCGCTATTACATCCGCATCGGTTGTTCTTGTTTTCCCTGACATTTATCCCTCCATATCCAAAGATTTAATTGCCTTTTCTATGTGTTCCTTTTCCGTTTCCAGACTGCTTCGAACCCTCGCCCAGAACAACGATAACCCCATGCCCAGCTTGAACCTGTCCCCTACTGTGGAAACGAACCCCAGATCCTCCAGCGTAGCCAGGTGACACATCACCGTACCCACCGGCAGGTTCACGCCGGCCGCCACCTGAGGCCCGTTCACCGGCTCCTTCTGGTTCGCCAGATATTTCAGTATTTCGCCTGTCCGCGTTACAGCCTCGATCCGCTTATATGTGGTCATTTACTCCCTCCGTTTTCTATTTCCCGCAGATAAAATTTGCGTTTCATCTTTTCGTTTTTGATTCTGTGTTCTTCTTCGTCAAGGCGTTGAATCTCAGCCCGTAGCGCCTCCGGTCCGGGCAGGGCGAACAGCCCTGACGACCTGGACAGCAGCTCAAACGTCCTTCTCTGCCCTCCTGTTGCCAGGACAAACGCGGGGAGATAATCGGCAGGTATGTTGTGGGGATGGGATGTAGCCGTCCAGTTGTTCATCATGGAATCGGTAATCTCTTCCCCGATAAGGTCGGTCATCTTCGCGGCTACCTGCGCTCGTGAAAGTTCTCTGCCGCACTCTCCCCTGGCGTGTTTTATGTCTTCGGTTAGGGCCGCCTTGAATGCTTTTCTAATGTCAAGTGCCCCGGCATGAGGATGTTGCGCCTGTCCCGTAAGACGTGCCGCCTCTTTCACCCACTCAAAAAGGTCTCCCTGACCTGACAAAACATTTTGTTTTTTAGTCATTGCAAACCTCGTTTTTTATTGCTAAAATCAAATTATGTTTGATGGAATTAAATTGTTGTGCCTGGGGAATAGAAATGACGGCAGGTTTTGGCAGATATGCGCATCCCCTGCTATCGTTACCCGGGAAAAATATCTGAAGATTGCGAACGAGGGATATAAGTGTATCGCGTGCGGCCATAAAAGCGACTTCATTAAACCGTTTTTCCTTCGGCTCATAAATCTGCAGAAACTTGTCGCACAATTTGAGGATACCGGATTTACCGTAATTAATTACGGCCTTGGCTTTGAATTCTGTCATGAAGACGGATTTGATACGACACCATATGTTTTGGAACACAATGACTGGTTTCACTGGAACATGCAAATCAGTAATATTACAATTGCATCTCTCAAAGAACCCGTAAACAAACTGGACATCACAGAAGACGCTTTTTTTAAGGCTGATCCGTATCCTTGTCCAGGGAAAACAGCGCTGACCTTCAATAAAGCCCTCAGAATCAAGTCTCTCTGTACCCTCGATCATGAGATTACAAACCTTCTTTTACTAAAGAATTTATTAAGAGCGATCCGCATATATAACAGCGCCTGGGTGTCTTTACTGGGTTCATTTGTAAATGCTGTTCCAGTTGATCTACTACACGGCTTATACACTCATTTAAGTAATGTGAATTCTTTAACTGAGCTTTTTCCCGAGGATTTATATGAGTAGCTCGAATAATGGGATCTATATATATGCCCTTCGTTCTCGATATAATACGATCGAAGGGGGTTGTATGGTGTGGGTTTCCCTTCGGGGCTGCGTCATATACTTCCTGCTGCCGGACATGTACGGCTTGTGTCTCTTTGGGAATACCCCGAAAGAGTGCACCGATTTTATAAAGCCTCAATTCTATTGCTGGAATCATATTCCCTCCTATGCCGCCTTCTTGCGCGGCTTCTCGTCCGACCAAAGGTCGGAAACCGACAATTCCAGGGCCTTGGCAATAGCCTTACGGCAATACCGCGACTTGGTTATGCCTCTTATTGTCTGGTGGATTGTTACCCGGTGCCGTTTGCATCTCCGGCCTATCTCTGCAGCTGACAAACCCTTTTTCCACATTTCCGTTCGTATTTTTAATTCAATGTCTAACATGTATTTATTATATTCACATTATTGGAATAGTTGTCAAGATAAAAATACACAAAATTGGAATATGTATTATGAATATGGCTGATATTGTTTTAAACCGGGTTATCGAGGTCAAAAAACTAAAAAACGATGCGGCTCTTGCACGCTTTTGGCGTGTCAAACCAAACACCCTTTCTAATTGGCGCAATAGAAACGTCATACCATATAATGAAATAATCCAATTATGTGAACACGACAATATTAGTCTTGATTATATTTTGGCAGGGGTTTTGCCTGTTTATAGAATTATGCCAGAAGCGAGCAAAGCAAAGGGTTTAACAACCGAACATATTGACATTAAGGAAGATGACAGTACTATGTCCGGCGCGGTACATGGTGCTATTAAGGGCGACATATATTATAATGAATCAATCATAGAGCACGACATAAAAGGCTTTGTCGTAGGGGAAAACCGTAGCCCTACCCATGGCGCAGGTATAAAAACGAATATTCTTCGCTACCCCACCGAGCTCGAACCGGTTGTTGAAAGTTTTATGGCCGTTATGACCTCTGAAGATGAGGATGCAAAAGGATCCCTGGCACGAAATGTCTTTACCTTTCACCGTACCGTTACTAACGAAAGGAAGATTAAAAAAATGGAGGCGGAAATATTTGAACTCCGCAGTGAAATTAACAACATAAAACAACAATTATTAAGCATGGCCAAAACCGACTTTAAAACTGCGGAAGCAACTGGGGAGAAGCAAGGGGGCGGGAGAAATGGAGAATAATGGACGGAGAAAGTGGGCGGGGCGCTGATATCTGGGTTATTACGGTATATTGCACAAATGCCGCTGATCGCCGTCGCCGGGCGCATGAAGATTTATTATGCCGCCGCGGTTTTGTAGTAATATAGAAAAATTTATAATATAATAAGTACTGATTTTAATAAAAATGAAGCAGGAAAATTTGTGTTTCAAAAAATATTGGTAATTATTTTTTGTTGTATTTTTTTTCTTTGTTATTCTGTTATTGCTGAAAGTAATCAGAATACCAAAGAACGTCTGGCTCAAGAATATTCAAATTCTTGGCTTTTAAATAATCATATAGCAACTAAAATTAAATTTAGTGGCACTAAAAAAACAACTATGGTTGTTTATGTAAGTTTTCAACATAATAGCACTAACAAGGTAATTCATGACCCAACCTTAATTGATGCCGCAAAAAAAATAGGATTAAAAAGAATAGAATTTCATGACTGGAGTGGTTTCATAAAAGACATCATTTTTTACGACATTAAATGATATTCCCTTAGAATTGAGAGTGGCATTCAGAAAAGACTGGATCAAACGCAAGGGAAGTCCGCAAAACATGGTATGGATCATGAGGCCGGAGGATATTAAATAACTTATGTAATGTAACATATGTTATATGGGGGATGTGGTAAATGGAATTTTTGCTTATCTGGTTTCTGTTCGGTATGGTCGCGGCGACATCGCAAACTCAAGAGGGCTAAAGGCTTTCAATAAAATAAATAGGGGGATTACTATGGACTTCAAAGATCAAATTAAAAGACTGGGAGAAAAAGTATCAAAACTGCGCGAGCAGATACAAACCGAAGAGGCCACAAAGAATGCGTTTGTTATGCCATTTATTAATGCCCTCGGATATGACATTTTTAATCCTGAAGAGGTCGTCCCTGAGTTTGTGGCTGATATTGGTATTAAAAAGGGAGAAAAGGTTGACTATGCAATACAGAGAAACGGTGCTCCAGTCATTTTAATTGAATGTAAGTGGTGTAGTGATAGCCTTGATATTTATAATTCTCAGTTATTCAGATATTTTCATACAACACAAACCCGGTTTGCCCTTTTGACAAACGGCGTATTATACCGCTTTTATACTGATCTCGTTGAACCTAATAAGATGGATGAAAAACCGTTTTTAGAATTTGACATAACAGCCATAAAAGACACGGTAATAGAGGATCTAAAAAAATTTCATAAGTCGTATTTTGATGTAGACCAGGTGCTTTCGGCTGCCAGCGAATTAAAATACACAAATGAAATAAAGGCGATTATGGCTGCCGAATTGGCGGCACCGTCACAGCCTTTTGTCCGGTTTTTTACAAAAAAGATATATCCGAAATTGATTACGGAAAAAGTTGTGGCACAGTTTACTGAAATAATAAAGAAGTCTCTTCATCAATTTATAAATGACATGATTAATGACAGATTGAAATCCGCTCTTGCGCAGGAAAGCGCGGCCACTAAGAAAAAGGAAACATCGGGGAAAATTGAGCCGGAGCCGGTTGTTTCGGAAGAAGCAAAGATCATAACGACCGAAATTGAGAAGGAAGGTTACTTTATTGTAAAGTCTATTTTAAGAAACACTGTTGATCCAACACGGATAGTTTACAGAGACACGCAATCTTATTTGAATATCTTACTGGATGATACAAACAGAAAGCAAATATGCCGCTTATATTTGAACGCACAGAAAAAGTATATAGGTATTTTTCAGGAAAAAAAGGAAACAAAACATGAAATATTGACCATTGACGATATATATAAATATGCAGAAGCCTTAATAAGTATTATAAAGGTATATAATGGAGATGTGGAGGAAAATCTAAAAAGTTTGTAAATTAATGGTTGTTGAAATATTTTTGCTGAAATACTTTAACTATCAAATCTTGTTTGATAATAAGATTATTCCTTCCTTCTTTTAAGTAACTGTAAGATTAAAAAAACCTACTTATAACATTTTTAATGACTTAGTTATCACACCCCCCTTCAGGACAGAACCTTATTGACATTTATTAGTTATAATATCAAAATAAAAACAAATGAATTGCATAAAGAGTTAAAAAGACTGGTTATAACATAGGAGTCAGCATGCCTTCCCTTTCCTGGAAAACGACAATGTTAATAGGATTTGGGAAATCGCAGCTTCCAGTGTAACGATTGTTCGAGAAATGTGAGGTTCAAAACACATGGATATATTGAGCTTTTTTGTTAGTGTTTGGCTGAAGTTCTTTTTTTTGTTCACACCATTTTTTGCATTGTCAATGTTCTTAAGTATGACAAAGGGTTATACAGAATCCCGGCGCCGCAAGTTGGTATTTCAAATCAGCGGCGCAGCAGGCGTTTTTTGTCTGGCGATCTTTTTTTTCGGTGATGTAATCTTCTCGCTGTTCGGCATTACAGTGGACGCCTTCCGCATCGGCGCAGGAGCCCTCCTGTTCCTGTCAGCGGTAAATTTAGTACAAACAAACCTGACAACTTCAATGGCGTCACCAGAAGAAGACATAACTGTTGTGCCAATGGCTATGCCCATCATAGTCGGACCCGCAACTACCGGCACCCTGCTTGTGCTTGGAGCGGAAATATCCGATGCATTTTTTAAAGGACTCGGGTGTGCTGCATTGCTCCTTGCAGTTGCCAGTGTCGGCACAATCTTGCTTTTAGCATCGTTCATTGAGCGGGTGGTCGGAAAAAGGGGTCTCAATATCCTGAGCAAAGTAACGGGGCTTATTCTCTCTGCCCTGGCGGCCCAGATGATCCTCGTCGGAGTAAAACATTTCTTCTCGATATAAGCAAGGCAGCATTGTCGAGTTTTCCCTTTTTGTCGTTCCAGACTTGATCCGGGAAGCTTCACCTGCGAAACAGCATCCTGTAATTTCAATTAGTTCTGGACAGGACATTAACTTGCAAATCCGGATAAATGTGGTATAATTATAGATATATGAGAAAGACTATCATTATTTCTATCATCTGTTTATTTTTTATCGTTGCTTCTGCAGGCTATTCCTGGTCTCGCGGGTACTACTACGGATGCGGCGGATATAATAACGGATGGGCTGTTGGTGCTGCAATTGCCGGTGGTATTCTTGTCGGTGCAGTTGTCACAAACATGATGGCCCAGAGCGCTGCCTACAATCCGCCTCCGCAGAGAGTATATGTATATCCCCAACCGAATGTTGTATACGTCTATCCCCGGACATCAAACGCAGCATCCGCCTATCCTGACCCTGAGTTTACAGCAAGATACAGTAAAAGTAAGCCTTCGGGCGAGTGGGTTGTTGTTCCGGGTCAAACAGTAAGCGGAAAGTGGGTGCCGGAGCATAAGGTCCTGGTACCTGCACAACCATAACAACATCTGCCGTTATAAGCAATCTAAAAGATTTATCTTCATCATCTCAATATCAGGAAGAGTATATTTCCACAATACTGAATAACTTGAACCCTGAAAAGGTTACAGCACCTGAAAAAGCAGCCCCGGAGAAAAAAGCAAAAAAGATTAAAAATACAAATAGCAAGAAAGCAAAGAAAAAAGCTCCAGACAAACAATTTCCAAAGCCACCTGAAGTAGATTAACAGCAAGGGGGCGGCACTCAGCCCCCTTATTTCTGGCCACTATAAAAAATCTTTTACATCAGATTGATTATCTCAACACAATCTCCATTAATCTGAAGGTCTTATCCTGTTTGCCTCAACTGTGATAGCGGAATAGAAGAGTAAATTAATTTCACGGGACAAATCTTGAGAATATTTGAATTATGGAGTAGGGAAGGCCTTACAAATGATGAAAGATTGCAGCTTATGTTAAAAGTTCATTTCGGTAGATCAGGGAATATTGAAGACTTCGTTACTAAACTGGAATGCAGTAAATGCTATGACTAAGGGAAAGTCCGGTACGACTATACTAACCATAAAAAAACAATCCATAGAAACTGTATCGGAAAAAACATGAAAGGTTGGGACGTTGTCGAGTTCATGAAAGAACAGGCGAAAGAACCGATAGATACACTTTATATGCCTGATACAAAATAAAGGAGGGAAAGGCTATGAAAAGAACAAAAGGGGGTATAGAAGTAAAAAAACATCAGTGGAAATAAAAGCGTAATGTACAAAACGTTTGATTTATTGCTTGAGGAAGGGGTAAAAAGAGCGGAAGGTTACTTGGTCGGTAAAGGCCTTATGAATAGCAATGAAAGGTTGTATTCAGCTAATCAGGTTATTGAATATGATGAAAACTTTGTAAGCTTCAATGTAACGCCGATAAGCTTTGGAGTGGTAAAAATATAAAAATATTGTGAACTCCCTGCTGCACCTTGGGGTTGTAGGGCAAGACGTTAAAGTCCTGTAATTCTCAGACTCAATAAATGTAGAATGATTAAACATTGCAGTCGGTAATCGATAGATTCTCCCTTGAAAAATATATGAAATTGCAGGAAAATGATGAAATGAGATCAAGGGGGCCACTGGGGAAGAACTGGGAGAGATAAAAAGCAGGACTCCCGGCCTCCTTTAATTTCATTGAAGAACCTTCCCCTGTACCATATACTAAAGAAACCTGCAACTCGAGAACAAGGAGGTACGTTATGAAACCGGTGAGATATCCTGCCGTTATCATGTTTTTTTTCCTGTTTCCGCTTTTTGCTGGTCTTTTTATCGTTGAGCCTCTTCGCGCCGCCCCTGTTACCTGTCCCCGCTATAGCGTTGTCATGGAAGGCACTACGGTGAAAATGGGCGTCAGCTACACGGAGCGTCTTGAGGCACACAAGGTCGGCGGCGACCCCGGCCACAATGGCAGGTGGAAAGTTGACCTCTTTGAGCAGATCATCACCTACCCATGGCCCATAAATTTCCCGATCGCCACCGATAACATCGCTGACCTCGGCAACGGTATTATCATGCGCTCCCAGTGCACTGTCATGGGAAACATCATTAATTGCCGCAGCACATCGGAGAATATGTTCCTCGAGGTAAGAAACAACCAGGTGAGGATGGAAAGGACGGCTCCCTGGCACGGCAAGGTTGTCGGTGATACGATGAGCTGGAAATTTCACCTCGAGAGCCCCAACGAGCCCGTTATAAGCGGTGTTATTGCCGAGGGCCCGAAAGACTCGATTGAACTTACAATCATTGAACC